GATATGAGCTATGATGCTAATGAATTTAATACAAATACAATGACCCTAGAATATGAATCTATAGTCTATGATCAAGGATCTGTGGCGTTTAATTCGCCCGCCGGTTTTGCAGCTAGCCCTGGAGTGTATGACCAAACACCTAGCCCCTTAAGTGTAGCCGGCGGCGGTGTGGCCACATTGTTCGGCGACGGCGGCGTTTTAGATGGAGTTGAACAAATTTTTGGTGCAGTAGCAGACGGATCAGCTTTTGGTTCAGTTGGCGGATTTTTAGGTACTGCGGTTAAAGCCTTTAATACTGTTAAAAATGCAGGAAAATTAAACGTCAAGAACGAAATTGGCGGAATATTAAGTAACCCGTCTCAAGTCAGTGGAATCATTAAGGGAGTGGGAGGATTATTAGGAACGTCATTTCCGAGATCAGCAGACACTGGTTCAGTAACTACTGCAATTGCAAAAAAATTCTTCTAAGGATAATCAATGCCTACTAATTTACCTATAGCAGCAGTTTCAGATTCTGCCGAAGCAACCAAATTATTTTTTAATCAATATGGCATCGGTGACTATGAATTTAGTGCTAACGAAGTTTCGGCAACCCTTGCATTTTTTACCAATAAGGGGTTTGGTAAAGATGCATCTAATACAGTGTCTGCCGCAATTTTAAGACAGTCGCGTATTGAAAATGTTCCTGTATTTAAATTACTAGATCTTATTAAAGACTTTACTCCTGTACAATTAAATTCCGTAATTGCTAACATATTAAACAACGACAGAAAACCTACTAGTACACTAGGATTTAAAACCGCAGAAATTTCTAAATTAGAAATACAGCGTAACATTGCAGCATAATGGCTAGATTTGCACAGGGTAGATTTGAAATGAAAAACCCCAACAAATATGTTGGAACCCGCAGTCCGTTGGCTCGTAGCTCGTGGGAATTTATTTTTATGAGAATGCTCGACGAACACCCAGGAGTAGAAAACTGGGCTAGTGAAAGTATACAGATTCCATATCGTAATCCCTTAACCGGCAAGTACACTATCTATGTACCTGATTTTTTTATTGTCTATCGAGATAAAACTGGCAGCAAGCATGCCGAAGTAGTAGAAGTAAAACCGTCAAACCAGACTCTGAGAGAAAATGTAGGAAAGAATCCCTATAACCAGGCTCAATATATACAGAATATGGCTAAATGGGAAGCTGCTGCTGCTTGGTGCAAGCAACAAAATATTAAATTTAGAGTTGTTAACGAAGGCGACATTTTCTATCAGGGTTCAAAACGCAGATAAGTATAGTATGACTAAAAAATTAGAAGAACTATTTAATCTCGAAGAAAAGAGTCCTGCTAAACAACCAGAAAGACCCAAACATGAAGCTGTGACCAGCGTGGATGCTAGTTTTGCCGCAGTTCAAGAGATTACTAAAAATCTTCCTCAGATACAAGAATTAGAGGATTTAGGTGAACGAGAATTAGACGACCTTGCTAAGAAAGCAGAAGACGCCTACGACGATCTTATGGATCTTGGCATGAATGTTGAAGTTCGATACAGTGGGCGTATTTTCGAAGTTGCAGGCACTATGCTTAAAAATGCTATTGATGCCAAGAATGCAAAGATTGAAAAAAAATTAAAAGCTATAGATCTTCAAATGAAAAAATACAAAATTGATAAAGACTTTGCCGGTGAAGACGATAATGTCCTCAACGGGCAAGGGTATATCATTACAGATCGTAATGAGCTATTGAAAAAACTTAGCAATAAAGAATAAATACTACTATGAAATCTTTCAAAGAATATCTAACAGAAAACACCAAGGTCTATACTTTTAAAGTAAAGCTCGCCGGCGACTTGCCTGAAAACTTTCAAAGCGAATTTAAAAATAAACTATCCGACGTCGAATGTTCTAGTATCGAACGTTCGAAGAAAACACCGATACAATCATCGCCGTTAGATTTTCCAGATTTGAAAAATACTGAAGTTTCAGTGTTCGAAGTAGTTTGTCAATACCCAATCACTCCACCGGAGTTAGTTCAAAAAATTAAAGAAATGGGTATTGATGAAACTTATGTTAGAGTTAGAACTGGATCGGATCCATCTAATTTAGAATACGAATCGTTCTCAGATCAAGAAAAATCCGGCGAATCAATTTTAGAAAATCCTGTGCTGTCGACAGGGGATCCAAAAGTAAAAGATTACTTCGGAGACGAATATAATAAAAGCTTCTTGAAAGAATTGTCAAAAACTTCAAAACAGAAAGCAAAAGAAAAATCAGGACCTGTAGAGTATAAGCTGCCTAAGGTTAAATCTGATAAAGCGGGAATAAAAAGTCCTATAGGAACAAAGGAGTTAAGATGAATTTTCAAGACCTATTAACAAAATTACAACAGATCGATCAGCCAACAACGGGTGATCAGACTACTACAGAAGATGCTGCATTAGAGTGCGGAATGCCCGGACCTAGTATGACATCTACTCCAGATACTCCACCTCCTAGCATGAGTATTAATCTAAATGCACAAGGTCTAGACAATATCGAAGAACTAATGGCGTTAATCAAAGCAGTGAACCCCGGCATGGATACACCAATGTCTCCGAGTATTTCTGTTGAACCTATGAAAATGTTACCAATGGATATCGATCACGAAGACGAGCGCGAAGAAACTGATGAATGGGCTAATACTCCAGATACGGATGTCAAAGATGTAGATTCGGTATTGATCAAGGGCGACGACTTACATAAAGCTAAAAAGAGTTTCAGTGGCAAGCCATATCGCGGAGATAATCCAATGGCGGCTGGAGCATACGAAAGCAAGGAACAACTACGTGCAAGTATCAAAGAAGAACTAAGCAGAAGATTATCCGAAGCCAAAGGCGAAAAATTTGATCCATTGAAGCATGTTAAGAATCCCACAGCAGGTGAGAAAAAAGCTGCTAAAGATGTCAAGCGTGGCAGCTATGCAGACCGTGCAGCCATGTTAAAGTCGGCTGAAACCGATGGTCGATTAAAAGACTAATCATTGATAACTAGTTTCAAATAGGCTCACTAGAGCCTATTTTTTTCAGTAAATATAGATATGGCAAAAAGTCTCGACGGTAATTTAATTAAAAAAGCGCATGCCCGCCAGCGTTATACTATTGAAGAAGTTAAACATCTTGAAGCTTGTATGGATCCAGTAGATGGTCCCTTATATTTCTGTAAGAATTTTTTAAAGATACAGCATCCAGTTCGAGGTGCTATTAAATTCGAACCTTACGAATATCAAGAAAGACTATTACAGGCTTATCACGACAACAAACAATGTATCGCCATGTTACCGCGTCAAATGGGCAAAACAACCTGCGCCACTGGATATCTTTTATGGTATACCATGTTTGTGCCAGAAGCACAGGTGTTGATCGCTGCTCACAAATACGAAGGTGCCCAGGATATCATGAATCGCTATCGTTACGGTTATGAAAACTTGCCAGACTTTATACGGGCGGGCGTGCATAGCTATAATAGAAATACTATCGAATACGACAATGGTGCTCGTATACAGGCAACTACCACTACAGAAAACACAGGCCGGGGTAAGTCTCTTTCGTTGATCTATTGTGACGAGTTTGCATTTGTGCAGCCTCCCGAGAAAGCTAAAGAGTTTTGGACTGCATTATCGCCGACGTTATCAACCGGCGGTAAGTGCATTATCACATCAACACCTAATTCAGACGAAGATCAATTTGCTCTGATATGGACAGAAGCTAATAAGAAATTCGACGAGCACGGCAACGAGCAAAAACTTGGCACTAATGGATTTCATAGTTATTTTGCACACTGGGCAGAACATCCCGATAGAGACGAAGAATGGGCTAAGACTGAACGAAGTAAAATCGGCGAGGAAAGATTTCGTAGAGAATTTGATTGTGAATTTTTGATTTTTGATGAAACATTGATCAATTCGGTTAAGTTAGCAGAACTCCAAGGATCTGAGCCAATAATGACTATGGGGCAAACACGATGGTATAAGCCTATTAATCCTAATGCAACCTACCTCATAGCTTTGGACCCTGCGTTCGGAACCGGCGGCGATTATAGTGCTATTCAGGTATTTGAAATGCCTAGTATGGAACAAGTAGGTGAGTGGAGACATAACCTAACCCCTATTCAACAACAGGTCAAACACCTTATTGAAATTTGTAGACACATACAATCGACTGGGGAAGAAAAAGGTGGTAATCCTCAGATTTATTATAGTATAGAAAATAATACATTAGGCGAAGCTGCTCTGATATGTATCAACAATATAGGTGAGGAACAAATACCCGGTATGTTCCTTAGCGAGCCCATACGTAAAGGTCATGTTCGAAAATTTCGAAAAGGGTTTAACACTACTCACAAATCTAAAATTGCTGCTTGCACACAGCTTAAACACCTGATTGAAACTAATAAAATGAAATTAAATTCAAAACCGTTGATATCCGAATTAAAAACGTTCGTAGCTCACGGTATTGGGTTTGGTGCGAAAACAGGAGAACACGACGATCTTGTAAGCTCAGCATTGCTAATTATACGTATGAGTAGGATATTAGCAGACTGGGACCCTCGAGTCTATGAAAAAATGACTGAAAGAATTACCGAAGATCAGATGCCTATGCCGATCTTTGTATCTAGCTCATTCTAATAAATACAACTATGGATCCAAGAAATAATATAGCCACTGACCTTTTCTACAAAATTAGAAGTAGATTTAAGGGACTCAAGCTGGGCGACGAAACTGGAGTTGTAACAATCAACCCAGACCAAGCTCGGTTTTTTGATTTCGATTATATGAACGAAAATGTGCCGATTGGGCATGTTAGTATAAGTATCGCTGAACCTGCAGCTATGAAGGTATACTATAGTACAGGTATTACAGAAGGTATGCAGGTCCGAGAAAAAACAAATTGGTATAGTTTTCTTAAAGAACTAAGACAATTTGCTAAACGTAGATTGATGAGTTTTGACACTAGAGACATAGCCAAGAATAACCTCGATAAACGAGACTACGAGTACCTTTCACAGACTCAATCACCAAATAAACCCGTTGGAGAATCCACAATGACCGAAAGTTCAATGTATGGTACCAAACATACAAGTTATCAAAAATTACAAGATACTAAATTAATCATCAAACATTCAAAGGCACTAACAGATGATATGGCACCTGGTGCAAGAGCAAGGAATATTTCTTCGTTGTTTGTAGAAAATTCTCAGGGCGAGAGATTTAAATACCCGTTTATTCATCTTGCAGGAGCTCGTGCTATGCAACGGCATGTGGCTAACAACGGATTACCATATGACGAGATAGGCAAGAGTATTATTAAAATGAGTGAAGAGATTGCTCAACTAAAAAGTTTTTCAAATTATGTAACTCGTAATGATCTAATGAATTCCGATACTAATGATATTGTTGTAAGAAGCACTACACAATTAGAAAGTTTAAGAGAACAGATTTCTAAATTATCTAAACAACACCACTACGAAGAATATAAAAATAACTTCCGCCCATTAACAAACGAAGAAATTCCAGAAGATATTGCAGAACAATTCGTTGATAAATTCACTGTTAAAAATTTTAAAGAGGACATTAAGTCTGTATTTCCGGTACTATACAGACTTATGAAGGAGCAGTCCACTATAGGCTACAACGACATAGTCGCTATGACAGCAAACAACGAAACTACAGTTGCAGAAGCAGAAGATTCTTACGATCCATTGGCTAGTTTTGAAAGCTGGATAATGAACCTCGGGGAAGAATCTGCTATCACTAGCCAAGACGAAGATGAAAAGGCACAGGCGATTAAAAGTTTACAAGAATTAGTAGGCCAGCATTTCTCCGCAGGAGTAGATGGAGAGAATGCAATTCAAAGTCTTACAGGCATTATTGAAGATCCGGAATTGTACAAACAAATTAAAGATCAGGCAAAAGAAGATCCCGAGGCATGTTGTAGAGGTCTTATAAAAGATTGGCTAGAGCAAAATGCTCCAGAAGTCGTAGGACAATTAGATTTCGGTGATTATTCCGAGGAACCTGCCGATGGGGGAGAACCTGCCGATAATGCAGCACCAGAAGAAGTCCCACAAGAGGAATCAGACGGGCCTAACAAAAGTGATGTTCCGGCGTACCTACGTAAACAAAAAGGTGGTGATGACTGGAAAATGAGCTCAAAAGACATGGACGATGAAAAAACAAAGTCTCCAACTAGCTCAGCAGGACTTGCAAGACGCAAACAAGAATTAGGCATGGAAAACCAGCAATCGATGAATATTAGAGAACTTGCCGAATTTATTCATAGTTTTTATGATAGAAATACCGGTACGTTTCCTAAAGGCCCAGAAGGCGTATGTACTATGGTAGGCAAAAAATTTGGGGAACAAGCAGAACACGTAGCTCGTAAAATGGTAGAAAGAATGGCACCTCAACAGCAAGATACTGAGATGAACGAACTAGCTCGAATTAGAGAATTAGCAGGCTTTTAATAATTTTAGCATAGTTAGAAAGGGCACTAGATGCCCTTTCTTTTTGGCGAAACATAATCAAAAAACTATCAGATAATCATTGACCTTGCTAAATAAAAAGCGCATAATAAACCATGTGCATAAGGCATATAAACATTTTAGGCATAACATAGGAGGCATATAAAATGGCTACATTAGCAGAAATTCGTGCAAAACTTCAAGAAGCACAATCAAAGTCCACAGGTCAATCTACCGGCAGTGGAGACAACGCAATTTACCCACATTGGAACATGCAAGAAGGCAAAGAAGCCGTAGTCCGGTTCTTGCCCGATGGCAATCCGGCCAATACATTCTTCTGGGTAGAACGTGCAATGATTAAATTGCCGTTTGCAGGAATCAAGGGTGAGACTGATAGTCGTCAAGTACAGGTACAAGTACCCTGCGTCGAAATGTATAACGATGGCACATCTTGTCCGATTCTTTCGGAAGTTCGTGGTTGGTTCAAAGATAAATCTTTAGAAGAAATGGGGCGTAAGTATTGGAAAAAGCGTAGTTATATTTTTCAAGGATTCGTTGTCGAAGATCCGTTGAAAGAAGATAAGATTCCAGAAAATCCAATTCGTAGATTTATCATTGGCCCTCAGATCTATCAAATTATTCGATCAGCATTAATGGATCCAGAATTGGAAGAATTGCCAACTGACTTTATGCGTGGAGTTGATTTCCGTATTGCTAAGACATCGAAGGGCGGGTTTGCCGACTATTCTACATCTAAATGGAGTCGTCGTGAGAGAGGCCTTACAGACATCGAAAAAACAGCTATTGAATCACATGGTCTGTTTAATTTAAACGATTTCCTCCCCAAGAAGCCCACTGAGGTCGAACTTAAAGTCATGAAAGAAATGTTCGAGGCATCAGTTGACGGCGAGGCTTACGACATGGAACGTTGGGGGCAATACTTCAAACCGGCAGGTATGAGCTCTGCTACTGGTGATCCTAATAAGTCAGCATCTCGAGCTATTCAAGAAGATGATGTTATTGTTGATACAGAGGAGTCAACCCCGGTAGTTAAGACAGCCCCGACCGCTAAACCAACGCAGGAATCAACAGCCGACGGTAATAGTCGTGCGCAAGACATCCTTGCAATGATTCGCAATCGTCAGAAGCAATAATTAACACGGCTCGAGCCTCTGGACTGTAGTGTCCATGCTCGAGTTCTTCTCTCACCATTTAGGAGAATAATATGGCAAGAACACAAAAAATTAATGAAAATTTTTCTTTAAGTTATAACAGTCGAGAGGATCAATCAGGCGACACGGTAGCCGACATTGATATTAGATTTGACAACCCCAAGGATGATTTGGTCATAATTAGCAGACTGAATACTTGGTTACAGGCGATTGGCCGCGCAGAAATTGAAGTCATCCCAAGGATGCCGCAACCATCAAAAGGCAAATAATATGGCAAAAGCATTTGATATTAGTAAATTTAGAAAGTCTATTACAAAGTCAATTGACGGATTAAGTATCGGATTCAATGATCCTACAGATTGGGTATCAACTGGAAATTTTGCATTGAATTATCTGATCAGTGGAGATTTTAATCGTGGAATTCCCTTAGGCAAAGTGACTGTTTTTGCTGGTGAATCAGGGGCAGGTAAATCCTATATCTGCTCGGGGAATTTAATTCGACATGCACAAGAACAAGGTATCTATCCTATCTTAATCGATACCGAAAATGCTCTAGACGAAGATTGGTTGAAGGCATTGGGTGTAGATACTTCAGAAGAAAAATTGCTTAAACTTAATATGGCCATGATCGACGATGTGGCTAAGACTATTACTGAGTTTGTAGCGGAATATAAAACAATGCCCGAAGATACTCGTCCTAAGGTTTTGTTTGTGTTAGACTCTCTGGGCATGTTGCTGACCCCTACGGATGTTAATCAATTCGAAGCAGGTGATTTAAAAGGTGATATGGGCCGTAAGCCCAAAGCACTAACAGCATTAGTTCGTAACTGCGTGAATATGTTTGGTAGTTTAAATATCGGACTGGTAGCTACTAATCATACATATGCCAGTCAAGATATGTTTGACCCTGATGATAAAATTTCAGGCGGTCAAGGCTTTATCTATGCCTCGAGTATTGTAGTGGCTATGAAGAAATTGAAGCTGAAAGAAGACGACGACGGTAATAAGATTTCCGAAGTGAGAGGTATTCGAGCTAGCTGTAAAATTATGAAAACTCGATATGCAAAACCATTCGAAAGTGTCCAGGTTAAGATTCCCTATGAAACAGGCATGAACCCCCACAGTGGATTAGTAGATCTATTTGAGGCTAAAGGCATGCTCAAGAAGGAAGGGAATAGTCTTGTCTATACCACCGCCGACGGTGAAGTTATTAAACAATTTCGAAAGGCATGGGAACGCAACGATAATGACGGTCTTACCAAGGCTATGATAGATATTTCTAAATATGGTGAAAAACTTAATTCTGAGATAACTATTAGTGGTGACCAAGAAACCGAAGTACTCGAATAATAATAAGGAGCCCTTTTATGAAAGACGATTTGATTGCCGATATTTGGACATTAGTTATTGAGCATATTCCAGAAAAGCATAGAAAAGATGTAGCAGCTGATTTTGTTAATACATTATTAGACTATGGCATTAAAGAAAGTGTATTACAGAGTCTAGTAGGAGTGGACTCTTATCTCGACGATGCTATTGATTATGCCATCGACGACGAGATTATCGAAGACGAGGGTAGTGATTATTACGAAGACGAGGAATAAATGAATTGGTATGATCGTGTTTCTAAGGATATCTCAAATATTCCCGATGCCGTAGCTTATTATGAAGCTGAACTAATTCAAGCAAAACAAGATGTCCGCATAGCAGGAAACATTGAGAAGGCAAGTTCGCAAATGCCCGGTATTGTAGAAAACCGATTTAACCAACTTCAAGAAATTGAAGGTATCCTCGAATATTTAAATATTGAACTTCGTCGACTTCGTAGTCAACACTTTCGTAAATATCTTGAAAACTATCAACGTCAGTTAAGCTCTAGAGACTGTGAAAAGTTTGTAGAGGGCGAAGCTGACGTTGTAGACTTTGAAAAGATTATCAACGACTTTGCCCTACTACGCAATAAGTGGCTGGGCATTATCAAAGCACTTGATCAAAAACAATGGCATCTTAGCAACATTGTTAAACTACGAGTATCGGGATTAGAAGACGCATCATTATGAAACGAGTTTTAATAACAGGATCTGAAGGTTATATTGGTAAACATCTTGTCAAGGTGATTGGTGATAAACATGATGTTTACAAATTAGATTTAAAAGATCCCACAACACCGTTAGACATACGCACAGTTAACTGGGATTTAGAATTCGACACTGTAGTGCATTTAGCAGCTCTAGTTAACGTAAGCCGATCTACAAAATACCCAGAAGACTACTTCGACACAAATGTAAACGGCACAAGACATTTGCTTAGAAATTTAAAATATAAAAATTTTGTATTTGCTTCAACCGG